CGGTTCGGCATCAAGCCGTTCAACGGTGAGCACGGCGTCTGGCGTGACGCGATATTGTTTCCCGCCGGTGCGGATTACTGCATAGGTCATGGGGATGCCCCGAAACTCTTTCAAAAGCGTGACTGGCTGGCCTTTACCGATGGCAAAAGCCACCCGCCCCGAACGCGGAGCGCCGAGCCGGAAGAGGCGGGCATATAGACGGGCGGGCCCCCGACGTCAACGCCAGAGATTGCGTCCGGGAGTAGAGGCAATTATAGGGGCGAAATCGTTCGAGGGGAGGCCCGCTTCCCCAACACGCTGGAGAGGTGCCGGAGCGGTCGAACGGGTCGGTCTCGAAAACCGAAGTACGGGCAACTGTACCGTGGGTTCGAATCCCACCCTCTCCGCCAGATTATCGTCGCTAACCCGTCCTAAGCCCAAAAATGGCCTGCGTTTCTTTGAGGATTTCAAAGGAATTTGCGAAGGCGACCGAACCTCGGAGACCGGGGAAAGGCCCAAATTCGGTCTCTGAAGCCCTTTTGTCTCTTTTCGACCGAACCTCGCCAAAATTGGTTCGGTCAAAGAAAGTGACTATTTTTCAATATCTTATGATTTTGGCGGCCTTGCCGAGTTCGTGACGGTTCTCTCGCCTGTCGAGACGAAATGGGCCTCAACCCGAAGTAGGCGTAGGGGTGCGCGCTGGGGGAAGCCAGGAGGTGGCGCAGCGTAGCTTTGCGGCGTGCCTGTGTCGCGCCACCTCGCTCAGTTCGGTAACCTCGCAGATGCTCCGGACGCCGCGCGGAATGACCAGGGCACGCAGTTTCGCATTCGGCGCGAGGAACCCATGGAAGCGGATCAGGTGCAGACGCGGCCGCGGTACCCGGGCGGCGAGACGCTCCATGAAGTCCACCGACTTCATCTCGAGATGGGTTGTGCCGTCGCGCCAGGGCGTCTTGAGTTCGAACGCCACAAGCCCGGCGCCGTCCCAGCTCAGCTGGTCGTCGGCGAAGGCCGCTCGATAGAAAAAACAAACGCCCGCCCGCCTCGCACGGCGGCCGGCGAGGCGAGGGCCGAGATTTCGCGCTCGCATGAGCGAATGCGGCGTGATATCGACGTCCGTCGACTCTGCGTTAATTCGTGCATTGCAGGACAGCCCCCCGATCACCGGGCCTGGGCTCGAGAGGAGGCGAGTGTCTTGGCAACATCTCTCTACGTCTGGGCGCATTGGTCCGACCAGGGCGCGGTGCAGCCTCCCCCCGCGTGGGCCACCTCCGGCGCCTATCCGCCCGCCGCCGTGCCGCTGCAGGCCGTCACCGCCGGGGGCCGCACCGCGAGCTGGTCCGGCCCGCCCGGACCCAGCGGCGCGGACGTGCTCTGCTGGCTGCCGGTGGTCCGCAGCGCCGATCTCGATGCCATCGGCTGGGCGCATCGGCTCGCGGGCGGCACCCTGTCCGGCAACTGGCCCGGGCCGCCGCCGCCCTACTTCCCGTCCTTTTCCTCCGGGGCGCCGGCCAGCACGGTCAATCTCGGCTACGCCGACGCCGCGACCGATTTCCTAGTGCGACGCGTGCGATTCTGGCTCGAACAGGTCACCGGTCCCGATTTCAGCTGCGAGCTCGTGGCGCCTTCAGGCGTCAGCGCGGGCAGCGCCAACCTCTCGACCTCCGGCTGGAGCCCCTGGATCACGCTGCCCGCGCCGACCAGCGGCAAGGGCATCTGGACCGTCCGCATAAACCGCCAGGCGGGCAGCAGGGTCAGCGCGCCGCAGTTCCTGCCCGATCCCGCTCTCATGGGCGGAGCCCAGACCTTTGTCAGTCCCTACGGCAACAGAGAGGGCATACTCGGTGCCGAGTTCGACGGCGAAGAGGTGCTGCCGCCGGTGACCGTCAACGTGCAGACCGCGATGACGGGTGGCGGCTGCCGGCAGGACGGCAGCCGCGATCCGGCCGTGTTCACCCTGCAGTTCACGCCCGCGCTACCCGCCGGCTGGACCTATGTCGCGAGCTGGCGCTCGATGCGCGCCACGCCGCCCTCCACCATCTCGGGCACCGGGCCGCGGCCCAGCATCAGCGGAACCATCGCCTATCCGCCCGGCCTTTCGGGCGCCGACACCGTCGAGGCCGACCTCACCCTCATCCCGCCCGGCGGCGCGCCGACTACGCGTACCTTCGGCTTCAGCGTCACGCTGACCGCGTGCACCGCCCAGCCGCCCTGCCCTGCGATCTCCGTGACGGCGACGCCGCCGCACGCCTGCGTGGGTACCGGTGGCGCGGCGCGGATCGACTTCCGGGCGACCACCATGCCCGCCGGATATGTAGGGCCCTATTACTGGTCGGTGATCGACCTGGCCACCGGCCAGGCCCTGCCCATCCCCGTGCCGGCTCCCGCCGGGCCGGTCTTCACCTATGTTTTCGGCCAGGTCGGCACTTACGAGGTGCGGGTGGACATCCGCCCACCCGCGGGCGTCTGCGCCCCACCGGGTGACCGGCCGCTGGCCACCGTGCGCATCGCCATCGCGAGCTGCGCCTGCCCAACCATCACCGCGCCGATCGCAGCGACTGCGGGCGCCGACGGCTGCAGCTGGTCGTTCTCGACGCAGGTGACCTCACCGCCCGGCACAACCACCACCTATGCCTGGGATTTCGGTGACGGGCAGACCAGCAGCCAGCCTCCGCCTGTCACGCATCGCTACGCCGCCGGCATGCAAGGCCAGCGCACCGTGACGCTCACGGTCGGCGGCAGCCTTGGAGGGGATGGCCGCCCCTGCGCCGCAACGGCCAGCGTGCCGATCGAAGTGCGCTGCGGCGGTGGCGACTGCCCGGATTTCGACGGCGACCTGACAGCCACGCCGCGCGCCGGCAGCCCCTGCACCTTCGACGTCGCGGCCGCCATTCGCAACCCCGCCGGCCGCACCACCCAGCTCGACTGGACGCTGCCCGACGGCAGCAGCGTAATGGCCCCCTCGGCCAGCGCCACCGTCGCACCGGGGGCCAGGGGCAATATCCGCGTGACGCTGCGCAGCCCCGGCTGCCCGGACGTGACTCGCGCGGTCCAGATCCGCTGCTCGCGCGATGACCGCACGACAATCGCCTGCGACTTCCTGCTGTGGCTCGCGGCCATCTTGTTCGGCGTGGGAGCGCTGCTTGCCGTCATCGGCTGCCTCATGACGGTCTTCGCTCAGTGGCCGTTCACTCCGGGGGCTCTGAATCCGACGCTGTACCTTTGGGGGTGGAAGGTGGGCATCTTCGGCGCCATCCTCGCCGGCCTCGGCGTTGTGGCGTTCATCCTCTGGGTGGCGCTGTGCAGCGAGATCACCGCATGCAGCGTGATGCGCGCCGTCTATGATTTCATGCTCGTGTTCAAGTGGATCTTCGCGGCGATCGCGGGGCTGATCGGCCTGCTGGCGGCCCTGCTGGGCGCCTTCGGCCTGCCGATCCAGGCGGTAGTCTGGCAGCTGCTGGCCTGCGCCGGCGCTGCCATCGCCACGCATTTTGGCTTCGGGGCCGCCATGGACATCATCTACAAGATCGCGAAGCGGCGGCGCTGCCTCGAGTGGATCAACGAAGCGCCGTCCCAATCCTCGGCGCCGCTGACCGACGACGCGGGCGGGCGCGGCTTCGGCACGATGATCCAGAACACCACGAGCAGCATGGGCTTCGCCAGCTGCGCGGGTTGCGAGGGGCGGGCGCGCGCATTGGACCGGATCCTTCCGTTCGGCCAGCGCTGAAAATCGTCGGCGGCACATCAAAGGTCAGGATCGAGAGCAAGGCGCCCTCTTCCCCGAGCGACTGGATGACTGGGCTCGATAGGAAAAACAAACGCTCTCCCGCCTCGCACGTCAAGCGCCGGGCGGCGAGGGATTTGCCGGCGATGTGCACGATAACGCCGGATCCGCGGTCTTGGTGGGTCTTGCCCGGCGTATCTGGCGGGCAGGCGTGTCGGTCGCGGCGCCTGCGGACGGGATCGGTTTCGATCAGGGGCGACGCAGCCCATGCGTATGCGTCGCGGACCGCGGGCGCAGCGCGTCGGGGGTGGGCGAGAAAGTGCTGTCGAGAACTCCGGGCGCGGACGTAGTCACCCAAAAACCCGCCCCATCTGCTCCCCCCAAGGCAGCTTCGCCACTTCCACCATCTCATTGATCGAAATCGCCGGCGGCCGCCGCTTCACCACCAGCGCCTCCAGCACCCCCGGCGCCAGATAGGCCAGCCGGATCATCCGGCCAATAAACCGCTCAGAGACCCCTTCCTTCCCCGCAATGTCCTGCAGGGTGGACGCCTCCCCCTCCTCCAACTGCCGCCGCCACTTCCAGGCCCGCGCAATGGCCCGCAGCACATGCGGGTCCTGGCCCTGGCTCCCTGGTAGCCCGGCATCCTCGGGCGGCAGGATCTTTGGCCGCCCGTTGCGTTTGCGGAGGGTCAGCGGAATCACAACCCGAATGCTGGTGGCGGTTTCACTCATGCAAAGGCCTCCTCTTTCGCGGGCAGCAGCATGTCCCGCAGGACCAGGCCGAGCCCTTCCTTGCGCAGATCAACCGCGATTCCATTGGTGCCGACGGTGATGCGCTCGACCAGCAATTGGACGATGCGCGCCTGCTCGGCCGGGTATAGCGCGCCCCAGAGCCGCTCAAACCCGGCCAGGGTCGCAACCACGGCAGCCTCCTCCACCGCAGCGCCTTCGTGGCGCAGCGCGGCAATGGTGCGGGCGGTGATTTCGGGGGCGCGGATCATGCGGTGGATTTCGCCAATCACGGCGTCCTCCACCATCGGCGCCGGCAGCCGCAGCGGCCCAGGGTTTTCGCCTAGTGCCCGGTGCCGGATCACATCCATGGAAACATAGTAGCGGTAAAGCCGAGTGCCCTTCTTGGTGAATGCTGGCGTCATCGCGCAGCCGGTCTCAGTAAAGATGAGCCCCTTCAGCAAAGCCGGCGTGCGCGCCCGGGCATTGGCGGCACGCAGCCGCGGGCTGATCTGCAGAATGCTATGCACCTTGTCCCATAAGCTACGGTCAATGATCGGCGCATGCTCGCCGGGGTAGGAAGCGTCCTTATGCGTGGCCTCGCCCAGATAGACCCGGCTGTTCAGCAACCGATAGATATAGCCCTTGTCGACCAGCCTGCCGCTTTTGGTGCGGACACCTTCCGCCACCAGCGCCTTGGCGAGTTTGGTGGCGGACCCGATCGCCACGAAGCGCTTGAAGATCATCCGCACCGTCGCGGCTTCGGGTTCATTGATGATCAGCTTGCGGTCGCGCACGTCATAGCCAAGCGGGACATAGCCGCCCATCCACATGCCCCGCTTGCGGGAGGCCGCGAATTTGTCGCGGATGCGCTCACCAATCACCTCACGCTCAAATTGCGCGAAGGACAGCAGGATGTTCAGCGTGAGCCGCCCCATGCTTGTGGTGGTATTGAATGACTGCGTGACGGAGACGAAGGTGACCTGGTTGCGATCGAAAATCTCCACCAGCCTAGCGAAATCCATCAGTGAGCGTGACAGCCGGTCAATCTTATAGACCACGATCACGTCAATCAGTCCGGCTTCGACATCGGCCAGCAGGCGCTGTAGCGCAGGCCGTTCAAGCGTGCCGCCGGAGACGCCGCCATCATCATAGGGCTCGCGGATGGCGGCCCAGCCTTCGGAGCGTTGGCTCGCGATATAGGCCTCGCAGGCTTCGCGCTGCGCATCGAGGGAGTTGAATTCCATGTCGAGCCCTTCCTCGCTCGACTTACGCGTATAGATGGCACAGCGCAGGCGGCGCGGCGTCTGCAATACGGATCCTGGTGCGCGGTTCATCGCGGATCCCGCCCGGCCTCACGCAGACCGAAAAAGCGATAGCCATTCCATTGCGTGCCGGTGATGGCGCGCGCGACGGCCGAGAGCGATTTGAATTTCCTGCCCTGCCAATCGAAGCCATCGCGCAGCACTGTCACGCTATGCTCGGCGCCATCCCATTCGCGCAGCAGGCGCGTGCCGGGGATTGGCTTGCGCGGGTCGGTCATGATGGCCTTGCGGGTATTCTTGCCCTCGAGTTCCTTGACCAGCAGATCAAGCACGCGGCGCGTGTCGCGCGAAAGCCCGCCCAGCATGAGTTCCTGGATGCGATTGCCGAGGCGCACTTCCAGGTAGCTTCGGCTGTTATTCGGCGCGGGAGTGCCAAAGAGCGCTTCCCATCGTTGCTTAAGCTCGACCACGCTCATTTTCCGCAGCGCTGCCAGTTGCGCGACAACGCTGGCATCGCCGGGGCCGGCGTTTACTCGAACTGGTTCTGCTTCAGGTTTTTTCTTCAGTGCTGACATCAACTTTCTCCGACGCGAATGGTTGGTTTGCGACGACCAACACGGCGTTTGAAGGCGAGAATGTCGAATGAACTTTCTCTGTTTTCGGCAGATAAAGAACTTGCCTCCTGGGCCTGAATTCGCCTCAGCCCGGTGGCCAGGATGCGCGCGACTTCATCCAGGCGCTCCGGTCCGGAGAGGCACTCGGCAGGTAGGGGATTGGGGCCGGAGAGAGCGTTGCGCATTGAGACCGTTCGCGATTGGGGGCGGTTGGCCGAGAGATGCGGTAGGCACCGAGTAAAAACAAGTAAAAACAACAGCTTGAGAAAATTTAGCAACTGCTGCGAAGGGCTGCGAAATCCTGCAAACCGACGTTTCTCTGCCCTTGGGTGGCCTGGCGGGTTCAATTTTGAGACACCGATTCGGGTCCCATTAAGCTCAATGCCTCGAATGCTCCAGCACAACGGCTGGTAGAAATACCGGTTTTTCCTCTTTTTCGTGTTCTTGGTATGTTCTATATTGCGATTGTCCCTCCCCCCCGATCGAGAAAGGGCTTTGTATGGCAACAATTACGTCGTTTTTTCGCAAAACCCCTGTGCCAAGCCTTCAGGCCTATTTTGAAACCAAATCCTTCAACCTTCCCCCCTCGGTTGTTTGGACAGAGTCCGAAAGTGATGTCGCCTCGGCCCTGATTGCTGCGCTTGATTCATTGGCAGAAGCGGACCGCGAGGCATTGATCCTAGAAGTTGGGCGGATCATCGCTCTCTCTGACGAGCCTGGGCAGAACGCCCTGCTGGATGTCGTTCAGAATCGCCGTCAGTTTGACTTGGTGGAAGGGGGGCATAACCGCGCCCTCTGGATGCTCATGCATGAGCCCCGTGCGTTTCAGCTGGCCGAGGAGGTCAGATACAATGACGAGAGGCGACGTGGCAGAATGTGGTCAGGCTATGTCGTCGAAAGACAAAAGCTTATTCGTAAAGATCAGCTCTCAATCGATGCTTTCACCGCCGCGATCAGGGCCAAGTTTGGCACGGATAAGGTCCATGTGGATGTTTTCGATCGCCACCGCGTAACTTTCGATGGCGCCACCCATCAGCTGGTCCAGGTTGCGATTTATCGCGAAGGTAGTCCCGATGATGCTCTGGGGTTCGATGGGAACGGAAAGCTGCATCGCCGCATCGTAAAGCCGGTCTATGAGGCCTGCATCACCTACGAGCCATCAGACGGCGTGCTTGAAGTCATCGCGAGCGATAAGAATATCCGCGAGTCTTTGGCTGGCCTCATGGGGCATCATCTATTGGGCATTCCTTTCCGGGGTGAAAAGATCGCTGCGCGCGAGTATGACCTCAGTGTATTGGTCGAGCCCTTTGTCTTTGCGACCGACGCAAGTGCACCTATCGAGCAAAGAATAGATTCAGTAAATATAAGGGAACTCCGATTTCAAGCATTGGATCGGCCAAGCCAGCGGGTCACGTTGGAATGCAGCGAGAATGATGGTGAAACGATCTGGGAAATGGCAGATCGGCATATCGGACCGGTAGCTTTGCGACGTGCTGACTGGACCATCACGCGCGCGCGCCTCGTGGTTAAATTTGTACCTCATGGAAGATCGCGCCGCGCGAAGACCCTCAGCTTGATGATCACCGTACCAAACGGCTGCAATCTGAAGGGGATGACAGCAGGAGAGCGACTGATTGGAGAAAAATACCTTCGTGAATGGGGTATTTTGAAGGGCGGAGCGGACACTAGTGGCGCTGATCGCACATAAGGGCGCAGTCGATCTGCTTTTGCGAATCCTGGAGACCAAATCCGGTAGGATTAGTGGCGCGGTGATGCACGCCAGCTTCGGCGAAGCTGGCAGGAGGCTGGTCGAATCCAAACTCTTATTGAGTACCGGCCAGACTGACATATTTTCTGTGATGGATGATTATGAGGACGACCCGGTGCGGGTGGAGTGGTCGGCTGAGCAGGAATCCTATGGCTATTTCACTCGTTCGGGCCAATGGTCCGCCGTACCAGCAGAAGACCTTGCTTTCTACAAAGTGACGATGCCCATATTCTTTTCGCAGCTTCTTGTACGCTGTGAACGCGGTTCAGCGCAGCGTGATGAGGTGTTGATACCAGAGGTAGCCTGGGATCTTGGTTCAGTGAAGCTGGAAAGCCGCGGGCAACCGGTATCTGTTTGGTTTGCTCGAAGGCTTTTTGACTCGGAGCATTTGAAAAGCCTTGAGGCATTAGCATTGAGGCGCCCGGCAGTCGGTATGCGTGTTATCATCACGTCAACCACAGATGCTTTGGATGTGGATTTACCGGGCCATATGATCGTGGCCTTACGGGACGTAGGCGAAGCTGCGGCGAGCATCAGCGTTGATCCTATCATTCTCGCCAAGCGCATGAAAATGGTACCAGCGTCCCAGCTAAAGCCGATTGGCCATTCAGCGGACTATGGGCAAATCCGCATCGGGCATCAGACCTTCATTTTCCGAGGTGATTTGCACCGCCAAATTCTGAAAATCCTAGTGGATGCATATAATCGGAACGATGCGGTGTGTCGGACCTCCCAGGTGCTGGAAGATGCTGGAGCGCGTGGCAAGACCAACTCCCTGGCTAGAGCCTTCAGCAAAAATGCGGATTGGCACAAATTCATAAAAGAAAAGGCCGGAAACTGCTGGATTGAGTTCTGATCCACGCTCTTCCCCTATCCGAAAGGCGCCCTTGAGGCGGCTTTTTCATTTTTGACGCTCTCCTTCCGTTTCTCCTTCCTTCCTCCTTCCCTGCTCCTTCCACCTGGTCAGGCAAGGTTCCCTCACGGTTGCTCGGCAGCCGAAGGAGGTCCGAATGACTACGCGGCATTTGAATCAGAATGATCTGGCGCTTCGCTGGAATGTAAGCCCCCGCACACTCGAGCGTTGGCGGTGGCTGGGTCAGGGCCCCCTGTTCCTGAAACTGGGCGGCCGCGTGGCCTACCGGCTTGAAGATATTCACGCATTCGAGGAAGCAAAAGTCCGTGAGGCAACCGGCGCTACCGCTCCATCAGATGGTGCGCGCCATGGGTAAGACCTCTCGCGACAAGGGGCTCCGCCGTGAGCGCGCGCTGGTCGAGATCCACAAGCAAAGCGGCATCGCAGCCGAGCGTGTCCCGCTATCCGGTGCCACGCACTATCGCGGCAATGGCGCCGACATCGACATCTATGCGCGCGGCGCTGCCGAACCGCCGCTGATCGCTGAAGTCAAAGCTCGCGGTGACGGCGAAGGTTTCAAGACGCTGGAACGCTGGCTCGGCACGCATGACGCGCTGTTTCTATGGCGCGACCGTACGGCACCGTTGGTGGTCGTGCCCCTGCATGTCTGGCTGGAATTGATTGGTCGCGGCCTGCCCGCACCGCAGGTGAAGTCATGACGCGCCGTTCACTGCGTCGGCTCCGTCGCCTCGGCCACTTGCTGCGCAACCTCTCCATCGGCGTTGCCTTCGCCGGCGGTTTCATCGCGCTCTGCTGGATCGCGGAACTGCTGGTGCTGTCATGACGCCCATCCCCATGAAAATGGCGACGCCCGTCCGACCGTCGTCACGCAAGCCAGAGCCGGACATCACCCATTCCAACGAGACATACATGAGCAATCGCACCCAACCGACGCAGTTGCGCGAGATGGCCATGGGCCGCGCCTCCTACGCCCTCGAAGCGAAGGAGGCCGCGTAATGGCCATCTCACTCGCATCACTCCGTCGGGGTGGCGATACGCGTCCCCCACGCCTGCTGATCTATGGCGTTGCTGGCGTCGGCAAGACGAAGCTTGCCGCGGATGCGCCGAACCCGATCTTTCTGCAAACCGAGGATGGGCTCGGGCGCATTGATGCCGCGACCTTTGGGCTGCTGCGCAACTTTGACGCCGTCATGGAAGCGCTCGGCTCCCTCTATTCCGAAGCGCATGAATTCCAGACGCTCGTGGTTGATAGCCTTGATTGGCTGGAACCGCTGATCTGGCAGCACACAGCGCAGCAGCACAACCAACGCGACATTGAAGCCTTCGGCTATGGCAAGGGCTATCAGGCCGCGCTGGATACCTGGCGTACCTTTCTGGATGCTGTGAATACGCTGCGCGATGAATGCGGAATGGGCGTTCTGCTGATCGCCCATGCGGAAATCCGGCGCTTTGATAGTCCGGAAACCGAACCCTACGACCGCTACCAGCCAAAACTGCATCGCAGCGCATCGGCCCTGGTGCAGGAGCATGTCGATGGCGTGCTGTTCGCCAACTACCGCGTCAGCACGCTGAAGTCGGACGTCGGCTTCAACAAGAAGGTCGTGCGCGGCGTAAGCGGTGGTGATCGCCTGCTGCACACAATCGAACGTCCGGCCTTCCTGGCCAAGAACCGCTTTGGCCTTGAAGAAACCCTGCCGCTCGCCTGGGCCGATCTGGCCGCCGGCATTCCGTTTTATGCGGCAGCGCCCAACGCCCCCGTCATCCCCACCCAAGACACAGGGAACTGATCCCATGGCATCCCTCAATGGTACTTTTGATGCGACGGAAGTCGCCCCCGCTGTCCCGCTCGAGGTGCTACCGCCAGGCAAATACCTCGCGCACCTTATCGAGAGTGAAATGGCACCGACCAAGGCGGGCGACGGGCAGCTGCTGAAGCTGGTCTTCGAGATCTTGGAAGGCCCCTCCGCGCGGCGGAAGATCTTCGATCAGCTGAACTTGGTGAACCGCAACGAGCAGACGGTGGAGATCGCGCAACGCACCTTGTCGGCCATCTGCCACGCGGTGGGCCAGATGCATGTCGGCGATAGCGAGCAGCTTCACTTCAAACCGCTGTTCGTGACGCTGAAGGTCGAGCCTGCCGGTACCGACAAATACGGCGTGCACCGCGAGGCGCGGAACAAGGTGTCTGGCTATTCCGCCGCCAAAGCAGGGAGCACCAGTGTTGCGCCGAGCCAAGCAGCGCCGCCGCCCCGCCCCGCGACAACGCCCGTGCCGGCCACCCGCCCGGGCACCGGCAGCACGCCCCCCTGGCGGCGCGTCTGATCGCAGGGGCCGCCATGGTTTGTCTGCCAATCCCGCCAACGCCCTCCGTATCGGCCATCTATGCCGCCTATGAGGCGGCGGCCGATCACGGCTTTCGGGAACATCTGGGCGCGTCACTGATCGGCACTGAATGCGAGCGCGCCATCTGGTACGGCTTTCGCTGGACCACACGCGCGAAGCATACGGGCCGCCTGCTGCGGCTGTTCGATACGGGCAATCTGGCGGAGGCACGCTTTGTCGCTGATCTCCGCCGCATCGGTGTCACAGTGCTGGATCTCGATCCAGCCACCGGGCGCCAATGGCAGCTACGCGATCAGGGCGGACATTTCGGCGGCAGCATGGATGCGGTGGCGATCGGTTTTCCCGAAGCGCCCCGCGCTTGGCATGTCTGTGAGTTCAAGACGCATAGCGAGAAGTCCTTCCTTGCTCTCAAGCGCGAGGGCGTCGCCAAATCCAAGCCGCTGCATTGGGCACAGATGCAGACCTATATGCATCTCGCCGGGCTGGAGCGCGCCTTTTACCTTGCGGTGAATAAGAACACCGATGAGCTCTATCAGGAACGCCTGCATTACGACGCCGAGGCGGCGCTGCGCATTATGGCCAAGGCCGAGCGTGTCATTGCCGCGAACCGACCGCCTGCGCGCATCAGTGACGATCCCGCATGGTGGCAATGCCGCTTTTGCGAGCATCACGCCACCTGTCACGAGGGTGCGATGCCTGAGCGGCATTGCCGCTCCTGCCTGCATGCATCGCCCATCAATGACGGCGCCTGGCATTGCGCGCGGCACAACCATCAGCTTGGCCGGCGCGACCAGGAAGCCGGCTGCGTCGCGCATCTCTTTATCCCGGACTTCATCGCCGGCGAGCAGGAGGATGCTGGTGAGGATTGGGTCAGCTACCGGCTGCGCGATGGTACAGAGTGGCGCGACGAGGTGGCGGCATGAGCCTTTCCCTTCGTCCCTATCAGAGCGCGGCCATTGAAGCGCTCTACGACTATTTCGGCGCCAGCGCTGGCAATCCGCTTGTCGTGCTTCCAACAGGTACGGGAAAAAGCCTGTGCATCGCGGGCTTCACGCGTGAAGTCATCGCCGCTTATGGCGACACCCGCGTGCTGATCCTCACCCATGTGAAGGAGCTGATCCAGCAAAACTTCATGGCGCTTCTGCGCGCCTGGCCCGATGCGCCAGCCGGTATCTATTCGGCCGGGCTGTCGCGCCGCGACATTCACGCGCAGATCCTGTTTGCCGGAATTCAATCTATCCACCGCCATGCATACAAGGTGCAGCGTTGCGATCTGGTTTTGATTGATGAAGCCCATCTGCTCGGGCGCAATGACAGCGGCATGTATCGCCGCTTTCTCGCGCAACTCAAGGAGATCAACGCCGGCCTCACCAAGGTCGTCGGTTTCACCGCCACGCCTTACCGGCTGGACAGCGGCCTGTTGCATGAGGGTGAGGATCGGCTGTTCACCGATATCGCCTATGAGGTGCCTGTGCTGGACATGATCCAGCAAGGCTATCTCTGCCCGGTCGTACCCAAGCAGACCACGACCCAGCTTGATGTCGGTGGTGTTGGCACACGCGGCGGGGAATTCATCGCCAAGGACCTTGAGGCCGCAGTCGATCGCGATGAGGTGACGCGCGCCGCCGTGGCCGAAATTGTCGAGCATGGTGCCGAGCGCGGATCCTGGCTGGTGTTCTGCTCCGGCGTTGCCCATGCGCGCCATGTGCGGGACGCCATCCGCGAGCACGGCTTCTCCGCCGAGACCGTCACAGGTGACACGCCCGGCCCAGAACGCGATGGCATCCTGACCGCATTCAAGGCCGGAAGGCTGCGCTGCGTCACCAACGCCAATGTACTCACCACCGGCTTTGATGCGCCGGGCACTGATCTGATCGCGTTACTGCGCCCAACCAAAAGCGTCGGGCTCTATGTTCAGATGGTCGGTCGCGGCACGCGCCTTGCCGAGGGCAAGGATGACTGCCTGGTGCTGGACTTCGCCGGCAACACCGCACGGCACGGCCCGATCGACACGGTGGATGGCCGCAAGAAGGAACCCGCAGAGGACGGCAAGGCGCCGATCAAAACCTGCCCCGAATGCAAAACCATCAACCACGCGAGCGCGCGGCACTGCATTGAGTGCGACTATGAATTCCCACCGCCGGTGGTGAAGGTGGCGCCAAAGGCGGCGTCGGACGCGCTGCTGTCCACGCAGATCCAGGCGGCCTGGTGCGACGTCACTGATATTGGCTACGCGCGCCACGAAAAGCCCGGCAAGCCGGCGTCGCTCCGCGTCACCTATGAATGCGGCCTTATCCAGCACAGCGAATGGGTGTGTTTCGAGCACACCGGATTTCCCCGCGACAAGGCGTTGTCCTGGTGGCGGCGTCGTGCGGGCAATCTACCACCCCCAATGACGGTGAATGAGGCGCTAGCCCAACAGCACCATCTGCGCCGCCCCATCGCCATCCAGGTCCGGCCCACCGGCCAATACACCGAAATCACCGCCGTGAGGTTCATGTGAAATGCGCTGCCTGTCGCCTGCGCACTGCGCGCTGCTTTGGCTGGTTCGATCCGCGGCGCAAGACCGGCGCTCCGCGCTTTGTCTGCTCCATGCGCTGCATGCATGCCATGCGCCGGAGGTGGGGCGTGATTGATCCCGACGAACACGAAATCGCTGCCATCCAGGCCGCGAGCCCCATGGCGGGCGAGTATCTGGAAAGCATCGGTAAGACCGATCTTGCGGTGCTGAGCGATGCCGAATGGCTGACGCTGCTGGAGGTAATCGTCACCGCCTATCAGGACGCGTTGGCGCAACGCCTGGATAGCGGCAGCCATCCCGCACCGCCTCTGCCAGGGAGGGCCGCATGAAGGATTCCATGGCCCAATTCGGCGCGCGCCTGGTGGATAATGGCTATCCGGTCATTCCCATCATGCCGGGCGCCAAAGTGCCGGGCCACTTCCGCAAAGGAGCCTGGGCGGCCTATCCGGATTGGACGCGGCATTGCGATCGGGCGACCAAAAGCTTCGAGATAGACATCTGGCGTCGCTGGCCCGATTGCGCGGTGGGCATCGCCTGCGGTGCGGTGGTCGGCATCGACATTGATGTGCCTGATGCCTCGGTCGCGGTCGCGCTCACCGATTTGGCCAAGCGCATGCTGGGCGAGACGCCATGTCTGCGTATTGGCCAGGCGCCGAAGCGCCTGCTGGTCTATCGCGCGGCAGAAGCCTTTCGTGGGCGCAAGCGCCATCCGCTGGAAGTGCTGGCACGCGGCCAGCAATTCGTCGCCTACGCCATCCATCCCGTCACCGGGCAGCCCTATGCCTGGCCAGAGGACGGCCTGACCGAAACACCGCTTGCCGACCTGCCCGAGATAACCGAAGCGGCCTGTGACGCGTTCCTGGACGCTGCCTGGGACATGGTGCCGGCGGCGCTGCGCAAGACCACGCTGAACATGGATAGCCCGAGCGACACCTGGCGCGGGCCATCCGATCCGCGCGGCACCCCAGAAGCCGTCGCTGCCGCGCTGGCCTATCTGCCGAATGATGATCTGCCGGGAAATGAATGGATCACCATCGGCGCCGCCATCAAAGCCGCGATTGGCGAGGAGGGCCGCGACCTTTGGATTGATTGGTCACGCAATGCGAGCAAGTCCGGACAATCGGGCCGCAGCGACACACCAGAGCGGCGCTGGGCAACACTCAAGCCGCATAGCGCAGGTGCGGGCAAAATCTATTGGCTGGCGGAAAAGCGCGGTTGGAATCCACCGCCAGAGATCATCCTGAATGGGAATGTGGCAGAGCAGATGGCGAAGCCGCATCCGGCGGCGGGGCTGTTGGCAAAGGTAGGCACTGCGCCTGCCCCGAGCGCACCACCACCCGCGCCTTATCGTGTTCCGCCAGAACTGCTGCAGGTCGACGGCGCCTTGCGGCTTTTTCTCGATTACGCGAACGCGACGGCGATAAGCCCGCAACCCTTCCTCGCACTTGGCGCAGGTATCTGCATGATCGGCGCCCTCGCTGGCAGGCGGTACCGCACGCCCACCGATTTGCGCAGCAACGTCTATGCCGTCGGCATTGCTGATAGCGGCGGCGGGAAGGACCACGCGCGGCGTTGCGTCAAACGCGCCATCTTCGCGGCAAAGCTCGACCGCTACCTCGGCGGCGAGGAACTCGCTTCTTCGGCCGGACTGCTCACATCCTTGCAGCGCCATCCCGTGCGGCTGTTCCAGGTGGACGAATTCGGCCAATTCCTGAAGGCAGTCCTCAGCCCGCGTGCGCCGGCACACAAAGCCGCCATCTGGGCGGAATTGACCAAGCTCTATACCTCGGCAGCAGAGCCATACATCGGCACAGAATACGCGGACCAGAAAACCAAGCCGCGCGTCACCATTGAACAGCCCTGCGCCTGCCTTTGGGGCGTCACGGTGCCGGGGCCATTCTGGATGGCGCTGGAAGGAGGTGCGCTGGGCGACGGGTCCATTGCGCGGTTCATGGTGTTCCTGACCGATGATGATTATCCGGCCCGCGATGGCGCGCCCGCACCAATGGAACCGCCAGCCGACCTTGTCGCCGCCCTCACCGGTATCGCGCGCGGCGTTCCTGGTCATAGCCATGGCGGTAACCTGGCAGACCTCATGGAATGCTCGGCACCGATGCATGCCTATACGGTTCCGCTTACGCCCGAAGCCGAAATGGCCATGGCCGAGATACGGCGCGAGGCGACAGATCTCCTGCGCGCGCATCGCGGCACCTATGCCACCGCCCTTTTTGGCCGCTACGCCGAGAACACAGCCAAGCTCGCCATGATCGCCGCCATCAGCCGCGATCCGGCCGAGCCGGTGACGCAGCTGCGCGACGTGACCTGGGCCGGCAAACTGGTCGAGCACTGCATCGGGACATTGGTGCGCGAAGCCGACCGCTTCGTCGGCGTGAACGATAATGAAGTTCGGCACAAGAAGGCCCTGAATGTCATTCGTGACGCAGGCAGCGCCGGCATCACACGCACAAAGCTGATCGAGAAGACTCATTTCCTGGGTGAGCGCCGGGACGCCGTGTTTCAAGCGCTCTGCGAAAGCGGACAGATCACGATCGAAATTGTGAAGGGACGGACCAAGCCCACTCAGCTCTATCGCTTTGTGGCGCCCGAGCAGCGTCAGGACGAGGAAATAACCGAAAATCAGGGTGGGGAGCTAAGTCATTGATTTCGCGCCCTCTTATGCGAATAACCGAAAAACCGAATAACCGCGCGGGGGTATACATGTGCGCGCGGGTGGGTGCCGTTCGGTTATTCGGTTATCTCAGTTATTATTTTTTTCTATATATATCATATAGAAGAGAGTCGGTCTGTCCCTACCCGAAACGAGATAACCGAAAGGTTATCTCCTCCCCCTCCCTCGGCGGGGGATTGATCGGTGGGGCGCCATGACCCTCCCAGGCTCTCCAACGCCGCCGCGCTCGTCCCTAAACCGCGGCACACGCAGCCCGACCACCACACCCGAGATGGAAGCGCTGCGCCGCCGCGTCTGGCAGCAGCAGGGAGTGGCCTCACTCGCGATCGAGGACATCACCGACCCCTGGCTGCGCCAGGCGGTCCAGAACGAAGCCGTACGCCGTTGGGGCCCTCGGCAGCAGGAGAAGAACCATGGCCGCTAAGCGCAAGCAGAAACGCACCAAGACGCCTGATACAATGGGCCCGTCCCAATGGCGGCTGCAGCATGGCGACTTCACACCGCCAATCCGCGAAGCCGATCCCGAGACTGGGCGACCCGTTCAGCATCGCCGAGCGGTGGATACGCTGGGCATGATGCTCGCAAATGGGACGATCACGCAGGAGATGCACGACGCCGGCGCTACGTTCCGCGCGCTGTTCTACGTGGCCGCGCTGGATGGCGTGACGCGGTCCGCCTTGCTGCGCCAGCCTGGGGGGCCGGGCGATGACCTCTCCGAGCGCAGCCTGGACGCGCGGCGTCGGGTGGCGGCTGCGCTTAATGCGTTGGGTGGGCACGATAGCGCGGCAGGCTCCTGCGCCTGGTATGTCGTTGGACTGGAGATGTCGGTGCGGGAATGGGCCATGCGCCAGGGCTGGGGCGGACGGCCTGTGCCGCCGCCTCAAGCGCAGGGGATGCTTGTGGCCACGCTCAGCGTGCTGGCGGGGCATTTTGGGCTGGTGGGGCGGCAGATGGCGGCGTGAGGCCTATGGCCACCGCCGCACACCAAGATGACGAAGGTGTTGCTCGGTGCTGAACCAACACGTACTTTCAACTTCAAATGAATTCATCCAGGGATTAGAGAATTTAGCGGCAGTTACACCAGCGTTGACGATCTGGAAGCCGCCATCTACGACTACCGCTGGCAGCACAACGCCAAGCCGAAGCCGTTCCACTGGACCAAGACGGCTGAAGACATCCTCATCCGAGAACGACGCGCACTGGACAAACTCGATGAATTCAGAGGCAACAGGTAACAATCGTCAGGCTCGGAACACTAGAGGGTCCAATCCCCTCTTATGACCGAGGAGTGCATAACCGCCTAACCAACATTAGGCATTTGTGTGAAGGGTGCGGGCGTGGCGCACTCCCTTACAGGGTCCGGTCAGGGGGGAAGTAATCGGTGCGGACCAGAGCGCCCGACGCGGTGGCCACGATCAGGTCGTGCACGACGGCATAGGTGACGAGCGTCGGCGGATTGAACGGGCCGAGCGCCTGGTTGCCTGCGACCACCTGTATCGTGTCCACGATGATCGACCATGGGAACGGCACAAAGAGCGCATGGTCCATTCCGTCCTCGACGGTCACATCAGCGATCGGTAGGGACCAAATTCTATCGTCCGGAAAGAACAGCCGGAAGCGCAGCGGCGCGCCCGACAGGTTGCGGAACGTTATCCGCCGGCGCTTGAGCACGGTCTCCGAGCGGTCGGGAAGGGGCGCGTCCTGCGGCACCGGCGCGCCGGCGGACATTGCTCGCGTGAGTCTCCGCACCGCTCCCTCCAGCGCCCCGCACATTCCCGCGCCGTAAAGGGTGGAGGCACCCTCATACTCCTGCGCAGCGTACTCCTCGCGCGTCGTCACATAGCTTGCATAGCCGTTGGCGTAGGAGGTCAGCGCCCAGGCCTCGACCCCAGGAAAGGCGCCGCTGGCTGCCGCGACCAGTCGTGCCCCCGCCACCGTCGTCACCTCGGCCGGAATCGCGACTGTCGCGAAACCTCCGCAGCGGAGCACCTGCACCGGCACGATTTCGGGACACCACGAGTCCGGTTGGAACAGACCCGGCAACATCAGGATTGGCTTCGGGAAATGCTGGGCGACCAGCGCAGCGTCAACCACCGGCGGAAACCTCACGGACGACAAGAGGGCCTGGAGCGGTCGGCCGGAGAGGACTGCCGTAAGCCCAACCATCAGGCGGTTTGCCTCCAACAACAAATCTCGAGCGAGAGTGCCGATCAGATCACCGAATGTGGTCTTCGTCGGGTTCAGAGGATCGATAAGCTGGATGCCTTCGGGAGGAAACGGGCTGGCGCCGCGGTCCTCGGTCGACCCGGCCGCCATCGACACCCCAAAAGCGCCAACGGTCCGGGTGCGTCGCACCAGGTCCACCCGGTGCTCGCTGGCTTGGACGGGTCCTTCCAACCGAAACCCGCCCTGCCGAACAAGGTTGGCAGCCTCGCGCGCCTGAGCCTCGCCGGTCGCCATCATCCGGTCCCGGTGCGCCTGTGTCGGACTTCCATTCACCGGGTCAAATGTCGGATTTCCCGTCACCGGGTCAAAGCCGGCCTGACCGGGCAGGAAGTTGCCGGTCACGTCGCCGGCCGCGCCATTGGCGAAGCCCGCGACGAAGTCCGGCCCGAACTTCGTCTCAATCAGATGCGCCGCCCAACCCTTGTTGTCGCCCGACAGCCGCGTCCATCCCGGCCCAAGGTTCGTCGGATGGATCGCGAACCAGTTGACAAAGCCGATCGGCTTGAAGACACCCGGCGCGATCCGTCGCTCGAAGTTGATCTGCACGACCCGCTCGTCGACCCCCGCAGGAAACTGCGCCTGTGCCCGGGACGGGTTACGCGAAAACGCCGGCATCGATCTGTTCCGCGTCAGCCCTGCGATTCGGCCAGTGGCGACGCGCAGCCGACCAGGTGCCATGTGCTCGATGGCAGTCTCGATCGCGCGGACGATGCCTGCCACCATGCTCTCGAACACATGCGGGTCGAAGCCGGGGCCCGCCTCGGTAATGCCTGGCGCGATGTTGTAGAGCATGTGATGCAGGTAGCCGCCCGGCCCGCTGTGGGTATGCGTGCCGGCGATAAGAATGTTGTCGGCCGTCCAAGGACTTTCCGGATTGCCCCGCGACAGCCGATGAACCACCGCCTGCTTCAGAGCGATCGACGCCGACCACATGTCGGCCACTACGATCGCTGCGCGGGTGCCGCTGTCGCCATCGGCGAGAACGAAAGCCCGGGCGATCAGCGGCACCTCGGTCCCGCCGCCGTCCAACGCGGGCGTGTCGCCGTCGACAGCCGACGATAGCTGATCGGGCTCGATCCAGCCCTGCATCGGCAGTCGGCTGGCCGGATCTCGTGCCGCGACATCGGTGATGATGGCACGGCCGACACCCACCAGATGCCCCCTCTTCCGCGGGATGGGGGCGTTTACCACCGCCTCGGGCGCGCGCTTAGTGGGCGACGGCAGCGCCGGCTGCGTGCGCCAGATTAGTTGCGTCCCGTCGAACTCGACGACGTCGGCGGCAGTGTAGGTATTCGGCGACAAGGGTGCGAGATATGGGTCGAACCTGCCCGACCCCAGCACACCAAACGCCTTGATCCCGGCCAGCCACGCGTTTCGGTTCGGATGGACGAGTGTTGCTGATGCTCCAGCTCGGACCGTTACCTCGGCGTCTGCAAAAGTCCAGAGATGCTGCGTCCGATCGCGCATCGCCGCCAGATAGGGTCCGTAGCCCGGGCGAAAGACGAAGGCGAGTATGTCTTGTGTGCTCGAATTGACAATTTGCATTGCAACTTTCCTTCGATGGACCAGACCTTATAAGAGATTCCCCAAGTGGCGCAGCATTTGAGGTGAGGATCGCCTAAATGTGTCCGCTTGCCAAGCTGTTTTCGGCCTGAGCTGTCAAGGGCGGCGTTTGCGGTCAGGCAGACAGCGCGAGTTGGACGGATTAGGCCGCGCCCCCGCATCTTCCTGGCTTGGCTGCGACGTTTTCCAGCGCTTGATACAGACCTGTTGAGCCGGTTTCGCGCAGTTGGGGCCGGGATCGCGGTCACACGCATAGCGGTGGCGCTCGAAGGCGGCGGATGGCCGCGAGGATGGGGCTGACCGAGCTGTCCATGTCCAGCACGATGAACTTCAGGCCGTTGCGGTCATGAAACAGGTCGTTCCATTGTCCGTTCAGATCGGCCAGCGCCGCCCGGTTCTCGATCAGGGCCAGTGTCTCGGTCTCGAACCGCCCCATCTGGGAAGCCGAGGCCGCTTGCGCATCGACGGCGCGGCCGCCCACGACCTGGCGCATGACCGGATCGAGGGCCAGGCGGTCGGCGTCGTTCACATCCTCGTATCCGGCCAGTCGCCCGAACACCGATTGCCGGAACAATCCGTCAAGCCGATCGATCGTGTTCTTGCCGCGTCGGGTGTCGCGCAATGCTGCTGCCGCAAGATGGGACAGCCCGAGCGCGTCATCAAGCTCGCGCATCACCAGCAGTCCGCCGTCCGAACTGATCTGCGCGCCCCGGAACTCCACGCGCACACGGCGGTCGAAATCGACCCGAGCTGCCCGCTGCGAGCCCGCACCCTCTGCGTGATCCATGAAACACGCCCCTCGTAGCCATCAACGCCATGATTTATATGGGCAATTTGAAGACAAGGACTGCGAAATCAGTGCACTACTTGGGGAATGCGGGCTAGCATCTGCTGGCGTATGAACGGCATCCGCAAAGAAATAGAATTTCCCCCTAAAGTCGTCGCAGTCCAACAGTACCTCCATTGGGTCATTGATCCATTTGTTTCATTGATAGCGACTAGAGAGTTCCTCATTAGCGTCATGAGATGGAACGTTTATGTAGTCGTGTCAGTCCGGACTATCTATCCATTCGGGTAACAGTTTCAGTCTTGAAGCGTCATTGATCAACTGCGCGTCATTTTTAAGTACCCAGATTCTTGGTGTCCCGATCACTCCAAAGCGATGTACGTCAATTGCGGAAATCTTCTCCGGGCGCCCTTGATCACAGCACAGATCAAGCCACGCAGAGTTACCGTCTTTACGTTCGGACGATGTCCAAAGCCTGTTCGTCGGCTTGAATCTGTTTCGAGTCATGCCTTCGCTTGATCGCTTCAAAAATCTCCCCCCCAACAGCTCGGCAGAGGCATGAAGTTGGATAGGAAGTCTGACACTAGAGAACTCGAAGTGGGGCATGTCGTCACCATTCATCACTCAAGCATCCTAGCAAAATTTCTGCCCTTCGAAAACAAAGGTAGTGCAGCGTAAAATTGTCGTGTTGCACAGCGGAATTTGCTTCGCCTATTATGCCTTCACCTTAAAGAATTGTGATCGCGATTGATCGTGAGGTCGTCGCAGGTCACGTTCCTGAAGGCCAGAGAGGAATAGCGAAACCAAGAGTGAACCTGATGGTTCCTTCCTGGCCATGTCGTATGCGGGGGGCGGAAGCGCCCGACCCCTCTAGCGTCAGAATAAAAATATGGGTTGCAGTTTGCACTATAGCCACATGAATTCAATGACTTAGGTGCAAACCTAGGCCCTTCAGGTTTGCACCTGGTTTGCACCCAACCCCCGCATGGTTTGCACCAATTCGGCGTGATTTCAGCAGCTTAGGTGCAAACCTCAGCGCATAGCGCCGCGCATCCCAGCCCACTCCTTCACGGATACCTCCCATGACGCTTCCCTGGATGGCCGAGCGGATCCAACTCCGCGCGATTGCATCGCTGCGCCCGCATGCCGGCAATGCGCGCGTGCATGACGCGGCGCAGCTCGCCCAGATCATGGCCAGCATGCAGGCCTTCGGCTTCACCAACCCGCTGCTGGTGGACGAGGATGGCGTGCTGATCGCAGGCCATGGCCGCTTGGCGGCGGCGGAGGCGCTCGGCATCGCCAAGGTGCCGGTGATTGTGCTGAAGCACTTGGCACCCGCGCAAAAGGAAGCGCTGCGGCTTGCTGATAATCGCATCGCAGAGAACGCCACCTGGGACCAGGCGCTGCTGCGTGATGCGCTGGCGAGCGTCCAGGCGGCGGAGATTGACCTGGCGGCGCTTGGTTTCTCGGCGGATGAACTTGCGGGCATCCTCGCGGCGGCTGGAGATGCCGTGTCTGACGGCGATGCGCCCGAAGCCCTGCCCGCGGACACCGCCGAGAACCCTGCCGCGCCCGCGATTAGCGAGGATGCAGACGATCCTGCCGATGCAGAGCCCGAGGCACCGCGCCAGGCGGTCTCTCGCTCCGGTGATTTGTGGCTGCTGGGCGCGCATCAGTTGCTGTGTGGCGACAGCAACGACGCGGCGGCGGTGGCGCGCGTGATGGAAAGCGATCGCGCCGCGATGCTGTTCACCTCGCCACCTTACGGAAACCAGCGCGCCTACACGACCGGCGGTGTGACGGATTGGGATGCGCTGATGCAGGGCGTGTTCCAGCATCTGGACGCGGCGCTGCGGCCGGATGGCCAGGCGCTGGTCAATCTCGGCCTGATCCATCGCGAAAATGAATGGCAGCCCTATTGGGAAGGCTGGCTGGAATGGATGCGCGCGCGGGGTTGGCGTCGCTTTGGGCTCTACACCTGGGACCAGGGGCCGGGATTGCCGGGCGATTGGAATGGTCGTTTGGCGCCGGCCTTCGAGTTGGTGTTTCACTTCAACCGTACGGCGCGGCAGGCGAACAAGATCATCCCTTGCAAATGGGCTGGCACGCCGAATAAGGGCAGCGGGCTACGTGCGGCGGATGGCGAGGTGAAAGCTTACACGCATATCGGGCAGCCGGTGCAGGATATGCGCATTCCGGACGCGGTGCTGCGCATCACCCGCCACAAGGGGCGCGGTATTGAGACGGAACATCCGGCGGTGTTTCCAGTGGCGCTGCCGGATTTCCTGATGCGTGCATACACGGAGGCTGGCGAGGTGGTGTTTGAGCCCTTCGCAGGAAGCGGCACGACGCTGATTGCCGGGGAACGCACGGGCCGGATTGTGCGCGGCATTGAATTGGCACCTGCCTATGTGGATCTGGCGATTGCGCGCTGGCGGATGCTTTACCCGGATCAGCCGGTGACGCTGGCGGCTGATGGGCGCGATTACGATGCGATCGCTGCTGCGCGGGCGGAGGTGGCAGATGCAGCCTGAGCTCGCCGTTGTATCGCTACCTGTAGCGGCGCTGGTGAGGCCGTGCTGGGCGAAATACGCGCCATCACCGACGCCCGCCCCACCTATGGCTATCGCCGCGTCACGGCCTTGCTGAACCGGGCCAGGCGCAATGCAGGCGCGCCACAGATCAATCACAAGCGC